AATCTGCGTCTTGCCAATCTCTGGCGTTTTGACAAACCATGTTACAGACGAAATGGTAGCAGTGTCAAGAAAACGTGACCAGTCCATGCTGTAGTCTAGCGATTCATCAGGGTCTTTTACAGGCCAACGAAATGACATTTGGTTCTCCTACGCAGCCGCACGTCTTTCAGCGGCAGTAGATTGTCTTGCAACATATACAATACGAGGCAGTTGTTTTTCTACATAGGCTGTTCTACGTCTGTCGTATAGTGTCTTGACTGCCTCAAAGTCAAACTGTACGCCTGTTGCTGTAATCGTTCCAATTGAAATTGTAGCTGATACACTATCAAGTGCTTCGCTAGTTGTTATCTCTTGTAGTGACCCAAGTACCGCTGTAGCACTTACACTTGCAATAGGACCGATTGTGACTACAAAGTTAAACGTATCGTTTACTGCAGTAGTTCCAACAACACCAGATACAGGAACAGTCTTAACAGACCGAATGTTCCAATTATCGTTGACTGCAAATGTACCTTGTACGCCACTAATAACTTCAGTAACATTTACTTGGATTGAACCTAGTGAAGCAGTAGCCGATACGCTATCAATAGCCTCTGTAGTTTTTGCTTCCAGTGTACCGATGGAAACAGTAGCACTTACACTAGAAATACTTTCAGAAATATTTACTTGTAGTGTGCCTACAGAAGTAGTAGCAGATACGCTATCAAGAACTTCAGAGATGTCAATCTCAAAACCAGTAACTGCAACAGATGCTACTGTTACTGTTGCGCTGACTCCTGTTAATGCAACATTAGGTGTTACAACTCCGTATAGCGGGGAGCCATAAACACCAGTTCCATAAAGTGCATCAGAGGAATCGTAGAACGCCATGTTCTACTCCTTATGCAATACGAATGATTGCGTTGGATGCGTCAGCCGTTGGAAATTCAATAGTCAAGTCACCAGCAGTAGCAGCAACAGTGCCACCAAAGTCAATGACAGCAATTGCACGATTGGATTTTGACGAGTTATAAATGATACAACCATCTGCTGATACAGTTACATCAGCAAATACTTCATCAGTAAAGTCAAGATAAGCAGTCGTACCACTTGTCGCAATTGTTGCGCCATCAAGTGCTTGACCGCCAGTAGTATAGTTAGTACCCGTAGCCTCGTCAGAGTTACCAGTTACATCAGAGTAATTCGTAGTTGTGGCATCATATGTACCAGTAGGGGTGTCTTTAATCAGTGCCAGTTTAAGCACATCCGTATCAAGGTCGTGAGTGCCGCCCATCAGTTCGGATTTAAAACTGGTACACATAGCAGTTGTAATTGCCATAGTTTCTCTCCAAGAAAATCAAAAGATGTAAAGGGGCAACCCGAAAGCTGCCCCAATACGTTATTTAGGCGAGTGTGTCGCGGTCTACTTCGTCAGCACCCATGCTACCCATATCGGATACATTAAGCATCAACGCCCAAACGCGAATCTTACCAGCGGTCAGCGAAGTGACAGCGTTAAGTTCAACGTCAAGAGTATCAGCAGAAGTAACCATTACAGGGTTAGCATCGCCTTCAGGCACAGTGCTGTAAGTACCAGCAGCACCAGTGATATCAAAATCAACTGCCCAGTTATCTACGTCACCACCAGTTACACCAAGGTGTACAGTAGCGGCAGTAGCTGTAGCAGCAGTCATGATTTCAATACCAGCAGCCATAATCATGGTTTCAGCAGGAACTGAAATGGCTTCAATAATGTCGCCAGCAGCCAGTGCAGAACCTTTAGCGGTTACTGCAGCAGCAATATCAATTTCATGCTGTACCATGTACGGCTGACGGCCACGTGCGCCAGCACCACGTGCGGCAGAAGAGAGTGTAGTTACTGTAGGCATAATCTAGTCCTCCCTTATACCAAGTTGTAGATGGCGTTGACAAGACCTTCAGGGCGAAGAATCTTGCGACCATACAGATGCATACCACGAACAATGTCAGCGAAGCTGTCAGGGTCACGGTAGGTTTCGGTCTTGTTAATCTGCTCTGCAGTTGCAACAGCAGAATCGTGACCACCAACCATTACGCCGTAGTTAGAAGCGTTAGTACCACCAGTTGTTGATGAACCAGTTCCAATTGAAGGCAGGTTGTTAGACACATAAACACGGAAACCATGCAGGTTATTCAGGATGAGGCCATTCTGCAGACCTGCACCACCGAAATCAGAGTTCAGAAGACGTGAATCTTCGTCCATCAAGATTTCTTTGAATACAGGGTCAATAACCAGCCAGCGGCCTTGGCTATCAACATTCTGCTGGTCCAGTTTACGCGCCATACGAGCAACAATCTGCAGTGCGTTGGCATTACCTGAACCAACAGTTGCAGAAGTCGCGCCACCAGCACGTGCCTGAATACCAATTGACTCATTGGCTGAACCGCCAAAGTCAGAAGCGTCCAGCTTCATGCTTGCAAGCAGTTCATCAGAACCTGCAGTTGAAACAGCCTTTGTACCGTTAACAGTTGTATTAGCGGTATCAGCAACTGAATGAATTGCAGATTGTGTGTAGCCTGACAAGTAGCCAAGAACGTCTTGGTCAAACTGGTCAGCAAGGCGATACGCAGCACGATCACTTGCCAATGACTGGAAGTTTACGTGTGAGTGTGCCTCTTCAATGTCGTCAACCTTGAAAGCAAAGTAGTTAGCTTTGTCAATCGTCAGGCTGAAGTCTTCGTCATCAAGGTCTTGCGGAGTGACAGTCGTGCCACGTGCGTAAGCCTTAACAGTGATTTCGGGTTCCTTGATAATCTTAACGGAATCACCCATGTTTGCAATCTCACCGAAGTAATCGGAGTTAGTGATTGCCTCACAAACAGCGGCCTTGCGGAAAGCAAGTTGCACCTGTTTGGAGTAAATGACTGGTGAAAAATTACCGTTAGGAAGATTACCATACCCGGCTGCGGTAGTAAAAGCCATGATATTTCTCCTATTATTGGCATTTAAACAGATACAAACTCACCAGACTAATCAGAGGCTGATTCACTATGGGTGCGTATCTTATCTAGTTGGCCTACCAGATAGTCAACGGGCCATGTTCGTCAGGTAATCCGTAAGACATAGGTTGTGTTTGCTGATTAGTGTAGGCAAGTAGCTAACCCACCTACACTATTATTGACTATAGTTATACGAAAAAATAACTATTTGTCAACACTTTTTTTATCTGGCTGAACCAGATACATCATAGATAAACTTTCCACTACGGATAGCTTCCATGATTTCGTCAGATCGCTTCTCATATTCTTGAGGCGACATCTTCTGAACTTGTGACTCTTTCAGATAAGTAGAGGATTCATTTTCCTGTGGCTTACTACGACTGTTCTTTGTAGAAACAGACTTAGCTGCATCCTTATCTGTTGTAGCTTTCTTGGAAGTAATTCCCATGTCAGCTTTGTACAAGTCAATTGCTCGTGCGGCAGAACGTGCGTCATTGTCATTTTCGTACAATGCATCCTGCACCCATTTAGGCTGATCTTCTGCCCAAGTATGAAAGTCGTCACTGTCACGAATTTCATCAAAGTCAGGATGCAAACGCATAAGTTCTGCTTCAGCTTTTTCTTTAGTTGCACTAAGTTGCATCTCATCAATTGCTTTAAGGCGTTCTTCCAAAGCAGATGATTGCTCACGTGCCTTTTTCATTGCAATTGTTTCAACGATAGCCGCTACGTCTGGATAATCTCTTGCCCACTGTTCAATGTCTTCATCAGACTTGGGCAGCTTCATTTCTTTTTTAGTAGCTTCACTTAGCTGTCGTTTAAGTGTTTCTAACTCAGCTTTAAACTCTTCAGCTTGTTTTTGTTGATGCCTACGCAGATCAGAGTAACGCTTTTTAAAAGTTTTCTCTTCTGCTGATGTAGGCTCTTCTTCTTCAGGTTCAGCAGCTTCTTGCTCTACCTCACCTCGTTGTTCCTTGAGCAACTGTTCAAGTTCTTCTTCTTCCATTTTGCGTTTTTCTTCGTTAGTGTATTTACGATTTGCAAACGCAACTTTCTTTTCAGGCTGCATTTCTTCAGCCATAATTGTAGCAGATTCTGCCATTTTTCTATTCTCCTAGTTGGGGCCAACCGTAGCCACATCGGGGTGGGGGATCAGGTAGCCAACATATATGTGGACTATTTTTTAGAAGCTAGTCCACCTCGCTTCATCTTTTTAGTCTTCTTTGGTTTTGGTTTAGAAGCTAGGCCACCAGAAGCAAGACCAATCTCGTCACGAGTAGCATCAAAAGAAGATTGCTCGCTAGCACTCCAATCTGTCCTACTGCTACCGCCTCCACTGCTTCCGCCAGAGTCATCATTTCCATTATCAAAATCAAACGCCTCAAACTGTGCATCATTATACGCGGATGCGATGGCTTTTTGAGAATCGTTCATTTTCTGTGCAGAGCCTAAAAGATCATCTTTGTTTACTTTAGAATAGATACTTTGACCAGCTTTATTTAGGATATCCCCAATCCCGTCATTGTCATCGTCTCTATCTCGAAAAATTTCTCCAGATTTTTTATTTCTAAAAGTACCTGTAGAGGGATTGTATTCAACAGTATTTCTATTGATACCACTTTCAGTTTTAAGGGATGCAACAATTTTATCAGCTAATTCTCCTGTATATCCTGATTTTTTCAAATCGTTATACTCATCACCTGATACCGTGTATGTAGCATTATCATAGGTAAAAGTAGCAGTGGCGTCTTTTGGAATACCCTTACCAGTCGCTAGTCCAAAAGCCGTAGCACCTACCCCCATAGTACCCCCAATAAAATCTTCACCCATATCGAATGAAACACCCATAACGGTGGCATTTTGTCTACGACCAGTTCCATCAGAAAAACCGCCCATGCCTACTCTTCCACCGCCCGGCCCAAGTCCGTCATCTCTATCATCATCTCCTGTTTCAGTTACACGAGTTGTCTGCGGAGTGGTAGGCGTAGTTGTTACTTCTTCTGTTTTAGTTGCTGTGGGGTCAACCCAGCTATAGCCTTCAGGCAATACTTCGCCCGGAAGAAGTTCACCGCGACTGCCCTTTTTAATGCGTAGTTGAATTTCCTGACCTGCTTCATTACGGAAGGTAGCAAACTCAAAATCTACCTCTGGAACACCCGGACCCGTAATTTGTCCGAAAGTCGGCAAAGGTGTAGGCGTTGTTTGAACAGGAACGTATGCTTGTGCGGGGCGACTTACTGGCTGCACAAACTGTTGTGAGGCAGCTTGAACAGGTTGTGTAGCAAATGAAGTAGTAGGCATTGGTGCCGCTTGGTATCCCGATATTCCCATTTCTTGCTGCTGTTGATTAGCAGGAACAAAACCACCTACATTATACTCTAGTTCGTCTTCCATGTCAAGATCATTAATGTCAAATGGAATGTCGTCAGGAATAGTAGCTTCTTCGCTATTACCCATCTGCCCCATTTCTTCCATCATGCGTAGGCCCATCTTAGCTTGTTGGCGCATACGCATAAGAGTGTCCAGTCCCCAGTATCGAACTACATCTGCTGGAAATACAAACTCTCCTTCACTAAGCTGTGCAGGGATGTCATCACGTACTTCTTCTTGTGTAGAACCGGGCGGCACGTCGTTGCCAGACACCGGGTCTACTGTGCCGCCTTCATCCATGAGTCCACCGTCCTCAAACATTTCCATTTGTTCTTTCATAGGTACTACTCCACCTTTGTTAAATGTTTTAATTTGCGAATACACAGGATGTTGTTTTCCGCGTACTGATATTGTTCCTACAGGCTCACCAAGTTCTATGCTACCTACTAAAGTAGGCCGTAGTCGAGGTTCTGTTTTTGAGTCTGGGTATTTTTTAAGGTTTACGCCAGAAGTAAAATCAGTTTCTACTGTATAATAATGTTTACCTTTGTGTTCTACTGAAACAAGAGTTTCTATATTTTGGTAGTTTGTTGGCGCATCATCCCATTTCCAACCTGCTTTTTTCTTAAACAAGTTTACCTTAATATTAGATTTACCTTTGCCTGTAGAACCTACAGTTTCTACATCGTCATTAGATACTTTAAAAGAAGGTTTTCCATCTGGATTAATTCTTATATTAGCAGAAGAAACATTTCTACCGCTAAGTACTTCGCCTGTCTGTGGATTTAAATAATCGCCGCCTCTTGGTCTATCTCCTTCAGGAAACATACGCTCCGGTTTAGGAAATACAGAAATCATTTCTTTAGATGTTTCTGTAGCTACATTAGCACTACGTCCCGCAATAGCAGACGTGTCAATTTTATCCATATGCTCTGGAAAAACCATAATTTGTTTGGAGCGGTCTTTAAAATCAGCAAACAGAATAGAGTCGTACCCTTGTTCTTTTAGTTCTGGTATTTTATTTTTGAGTTCTTTGCGTTGCTTTTCTGTGCGGACAACATAGGGTTTCTTAAGATTGGACAGATCAAAGCGACTAACATATTGCCCCTGCGCAATATCTTCACCGTAAATGTTTTTACCCTTCATAATACTGCCGACAGTAACATAGTCTCCGCCGGGCGTTACATGAACAGATACGTCTTTGCCGAGACCGCCTACAAACTGCTTCTGTACATTTGGTGCCGTCAAGATTTTACGTGCAGCATCGCCCTTTATAGTCTTCTCAAAGTTTCTACCAATAGAACGTAGGCTTGCATACTCAGATGCAATCTCTGGATCAAGAGTAAAGTAAAATCCTTCGCCAAGAAATTGATCGTTTGTACGAGCAAAGTTAATATCAAAAAAGGGTTCGTCTGTCCCTCGCGCACCTGCTGTGCCATGATATCCATACAGTCTATTTGCATCTGGCTGTGGCGGAAGCATTGCACGTTCTGTTTCTGGCAGTTCGTCAAACAGTACACGAAGCGGAGACTTTTCCGGTAGGCTAACCGGCTTACCATACTTATCTATTAAGTCCAAATCTTTAGGCATGTCTGCCGTTTTACT